ACTTGAGCTACTGGGTGGAGACGGAACGCCGCACGGCCAAGCGCTTGCTGGAACTGGTCAAGTCTGCATTACGTGACCCCTTCAAGGGCATCGGCAATCCCGAACCGCTGAAGTACCTGGGCTCGGAGGTGTGGTCACGTCGCATTACGCAAGAGCACCGCTGCGTCTATCTGGTGAAAGCGGATCGGATCGAGTTTCTGCAGGGGCGTTACCACTACTGATTTGGCGTTCTGCCTCGACCTCGGCAAAGGTCTGTCCGGTGGCCAGCAAGGTCACCGGGATGTCGGGGTGGTTCTGTTGGAAGCGCTTGACCGCCACGTCGGTGTAGGACGGGGCGAGTTCGATGGCGCGGGCCTGTCGTCCAGTTTTCTGCGCGGCCAGGATCGTGGTGCCGGAGCCCCCGAACGGCTCGAAGACAACGTCACCCGGGTCTGAGTACGCCAGCAAGATGTGCTCGGGCAGCGCCACCGGAAACACCGCCGGATGGTCAATGTCCCGACCGATCTTGCCCTTGTGACGCATCACGCGGATCACGCTGTCCGGAATGCGGGTGTCCTGGGTGGGCTGCCCGGCATGGGTCCAGCCACCGACTTCACCATCCTTGCCGCGCATCGCCGTCGAACTGCCATCGGCGCGCAGGTGCGAGTCCTGGCCGGCGTGCTTGCACGGCACGATCTTGTTGGGCTTCTTGCTCTGGCGGTTGAAGTGAAAGACGAACTCGAAACTGGGGGCCAACCGCCCGGCCCAGTCGCCAGGCATCCCCGGCCCCTGGTCCCAGACATACCAGCCAAAGCGTCGCCAGCCCTGCTGGCGCATCCAGGCAAGCCAGCCGTCCCAGTACGGGATGACCTCGTTGTCGCGGTGGATCAGACCGAGATTCACCAGCACCTGGCCGTCGCTTGCCATCGGCAGGTTGGCGAAGACGCCGCGCATCAGCGCATCCCAGTCAGCGATGCCCTGGGTGTAGTCTCGCTGCTGGCCGTAGGGTGGGCTGGTGAAGCACAGGCGGGCGGTGTCGCCGGCCATCAGCTCAGCGACCACAGCCGGATCGGTCGAGTCGCCACAGATCAAGCGATGCGCACCCAGTTGCCAGATGTCGCCGGCTCGGCTGACCGGGTTGGTTGGTGCCTGCGGGATGTCCTCGTCGGCGTCTTCAGTAAATCCGCCAATTGGCGGATTTGTTTCGTCACCCGGATCGGCTTCGCCCAGTAGGTCGGCCAGCTCGTCGTCGCTGAAGCCCGTGAGCGACAGATCGAAACCGGCGGCAGACAGATCGGCGAGTTCTGATGCCAACAGTTCCTCATCCCACCCGGCCTGCAGCGCCAGTTGGTTATCCGCCAGGATGTAGGCGCGGCGCTGAGTAGGTGTCAGGTGATCGAGCACGACCACGGGCACGACGTCGAGCGCGAGTTTTTGCGCAGCAGTCAGGCGACCGTGTCCGGCCATGATGTCGCCCTCGCCGGACACCAGGAGCGGCGCGGTAAAGCCAAACTCGACGATGCTGGCGGCGATCTGCGCCACCTGGGCATCGGAGTGGGTGCGCGCATTTTTGGCGTAGGGATTGAGCCGATCCAGCGGCCACAGTTCGATTCGGCTCGCCATGGCAGGGGTGAAATTCATTGGGAGATATCCTCCAAGGCTTCGCCAGCTGCGGCGACAGCTTCTTTGCAATGCAGTCTCGTTGTGACTACAATGAGACTGCATTGCATTCAGCCAGGAGATTTGCCATGAACACTGCCGACACCTACGTTCGCGCACGCATCGACAGCGAGACCAAGGCGCGTGCCAGCGATGCACTGGCGGCGATGGGGTTGTCTGTCTCCGACGCCATTCGTTTGCTGATGGTGCGTATTGCCGACGAGCATCGCCTGCCGTTCGAGATCAAGGCCCCCAGTGCCAGCAGCCGTCAGGCGCTGGCCGAGATCGAGGCCGGCAAGGTTCAGCGCTTCGCTACCGTGGACGACCTGATGGCTGACCTGCATGCGGACGATTGACCGTCCAGGCTCCTTCAAGCGCGACTACAAACGCGAGGCCAAAGGCCAGCACCGCGCCACGCTCAATGCCGATTTGCTAACGGTGCTCAAGGCGTTGGTAACCGACCAGCCGTTGGATGCGCGTTATCGGGATCACCCCTTGGTCGGAGATTGGGTGGGTTACCGCGAATGCCACATCAAGCCCGACTTGCTGCTGATCTACCGCAAGATCGGGGACGATCTGCTGGTGCTGGCACGCCTGGGGTCGCACAGCGAACTGTTCATCTGATCAGCGCAGGCGCTGGGTGATCTCGCGGGCGATTACCGGAATGAGCGCATCAAGGTGCTGGCGCAGGGTGTCGCGCACCAGGGCTTCAAGAAGCTCAGGTGGCCGCTCTGCCGACACCGGCGCATCGACAGGATCGGGGCGCAGGCCCGCTGCGAAGGCTTTGCCGACCACATCGCCCACATCGGCGTAGGTCGGCTCCTTGGGGCTCCACATCGGGTGGGTTTTGATCGGGTGTTTCTTCATCGGGCCAGGTCCTCCAGCGCTTCACGAATGGCGACATCCAAGATGTCGGTAACACCGCGCACATCCGGGTCGGCCACCACCAGCGCGACGATCTCGGGCGCAACCTTGCGCGGGATTTGCTGCATCCGATCTCGCAGTTGCCGGGCCAGCTGGAAATACTTGATGTCGACCTCGTCCTTGCTGATCAGCTTGCCGGTGCGCTCTTCGAATTCGAGCTTGGCCAGGCGGGCCGAGTAGGTTTCGCGCACCGCCCGGGCCTTGTGGTAATCGATGCCTCGGGCATCGTCGCTGGCCTGGGGCATCGGCGGCGGTGCAGCGGGTTGGGACACCGGTGGTGGTCGGGCGGTGGTCACCCTCGGGGTGGTCGGCTGGGCGGTTCGCGTGTGCCGATCCCATTGGGCATCGGCCTTGATTGGATCGATGCTTCCATCGGGTTCGGGATGGATGCGCCCACTGGCAATCGCCTTCTGGACGGCGGACAGCGCCACGCCACGATGCCGGGCGTAGGCACGCAAGCTCATGCTCATCGGAACCTCCAAGCATTCGATGGCAGCCCGGGTGACCACCGACCACCTGACCACCTATTTTTTGAGTCTGACGCTAGGCAAGCGTCGCGCTGCGCGCGGCCCCGCTTTTTAGATGGCCCGGGAGGACCCGTTAATCGACGCCAGAGGCGCAATTGCAGCCCTGGCAATACTCGAAGATGCCCGCATCGCAAAATCGCTCAAAACGCTTCCTGTCGCGTTTTAGGGCTATCGACTTTCAGTCTTCCGACGCATCGAGGATTTTCCGGTTTATACCGCATGAGATATACTCAGGGTATGTCCAAGCCGCCTCGCCAAGAGCGTCCCTTGCACTGGGTTGGCTCATCGAAACGTGATCTGCTGGAATTTCCAGAAGACACCATTGATGACTTTGGCTACGGGTTGGGCGTGGTGCAGTTGGGTGGGCAGCCGCCTGCAGCCAAACCCTGGAAGGGCGAAGGCCCTGGGGTCTATGAGCTGGTCGAGGATGTGCGCGGGGACACGTACCGGGTAGCCTACACGGTGCGCTTTGCCAAAGCGGTGTACGTGTTGCACTGCTTTCAGAAGAAGTCACCCTCAGGTATCCGTACTGCCCGCAAAGACGTTGATCTGATTCACGAGCGCCTGAAACTGGCGCGACAAGACTACGAGGTGCGATATGGCCATGATGAATGATGCAATCGATGTCGGCACGGGCGATGTCTTCAAGGACCTGGGCTTCGCCGATGCTCAGGAACGTAAGCTGCGTACCGAGCTGGCCATGCGCCTGAATGATCTGATCGAGGAGCGTAAGCTCACCCAGACGGCCGCTGCCGAGATTTTTGGGATTGCTCAGTCGCACGTCTCAGAGCTGCGCAACTTCAAGCTGCGCCGGTTTTCTTCGGAGCGGCTCTTGCACTTCATTACCCAGCTGGACAAAGACGTGGAGATCCTCATCCGGCCTAAAGCCGCTGATCACGTCGCCGGTTCAGTGTCCGTGCTGGTCGCTGTCTGAAGCGGCCGTAGTACAGATCATCCCTTCGTCAGTTCTTTCCGTAGCGCCCGATCCATCTGCCGTTGGTACTCCCGCAGGGTCACGCTGCGTACCGTGTCGGCCATGCCAAAGCGCGGCTCGACCTTCTGTTGTTTGCGCAGCAGGTACAAGGCCAGGATGCGCTTCTCACCCCGGCGCTCGAACACGCTACCTGCCCGATAGAAGACG